TACACGTTCCACGATTTGCCCTACGCCGTTTTTATCGGCAAGTTTTGCGAACGTACGGCCAACGTGATTGCGTTCGATTGTATTATAAAATTGGAATGTGTTTTTTATAATGCTTTCCAATGGATCAATAATATCGCGCGTACTGCCTTTGAAACGTTTTACCGGACTAGATACATCTATAAACCCTTTTCCACCAGATAAGAACGATTGCATGCCAGCATCTGACATATCACGGAAGAATGGAATATAATGCGGGTACATTTTACGCATTGTATGATACGCCTTAGCCGTTAGCATGCCTTCTTTAACTAGCATTTGTAACATGTAATCTTGATATTTATATATTGCAGTTGCCGCCTTTTGAAAACGTTCATTTCCGGCGTGCTTACCTAAAACGGCAGCATCTTCAGTATAATCAAACGTTGCTTTTTGCTTGTTTTTGTGTAGGTCTAAATCATGCAAGGCCACAAGATATGCGGAGAAATCCTTATGTTCCTTTTCGCCTATACCTTTCAAAATGTCTTTGAGTGATTTTATACCATGTTCCGGCGCACCGTGTTCAATAAGTGTTTCAGCTTTACCAACCCAGCCACGCGCTAACCACGCTTGCATATACGGGTTATCATCAAAGGCAATTTTTTCGCCTGTTTGACGTTCAACTTCTGCAACTAAATCCTTCAACGGGTTCAATTCATCAACGGCTTTAGTGTATACATCGTTTAATGCTTTTTTTATTACGTCTTTAGCTTCGCCACGCTTAACCGCATCAATAGCTTGGCTTATTTTACCTTTATTTTCAAACGAAATACTACCCTTAACACGTTCCGCGCCGCCTTGACGGTGCCATTCATGAACCAGCTGCGATAATTTATTGGTTATACCGTTCAATTCCGGTTCTTTTGCGATTGCTTCCGTAAAATGATTGTAGAATTCTGGGAATTCCCGTTTTGCTTTCGCGCGATCACTTACATAATCCTTAAAGAATTCTGCGTAACCTTCCCCTCGAATTCCTTCCTCGCCTAATTTGTTGTACGCTTTACCGAAACGGTCTTGAATAACGCCGTTAAATTCGGTATTGAACCGTGCATCTTTACTGAAACCGAAATAATTATCTACATAATGCCCCAATTCATGCATGATAACTGGAATTTCTCCATAATTACCGCTGCGAATTACATCGGTTTTTGTGTTATACCAACCGCGCACGTTAGGACGCCCCAAACGGCCACTTTTAACGCGTTGATTAAATAAGTGATTGACTGCATCTAATATTTCCCTACGCGTTACGCTTCGGCCTAAACGCCCTACTTCATCAATGCCAGTATGTGGCGTTTCGTTACCTTTAACGCTATATTGTAGCGGTTCCGTAGGTCTAACGCCTTTACTTTCCATGTATTTATTCGCCATTGCTTCGTTGCCGTCAAAGGCTTTTACAACTGCATCGCGTACTTGCTCATGCGTTGCATTGTCTAATAGCTGGCTAGGTTGCTGCGCGTATTTGCTCACGCCACCTTCTGCCGGTTCTGCTTGCATTAATTTCAATTCTTGCGTATCTGCAATTAGTTCGGCAGCACGATCACGGCGAACCGTTTCCATGTATTCGTTGTTCAATCGTTCAACTGGTACGTCTAGGCTTTCAGATAATCGAACCTTAACCGCATCAAGTTCCGTTTTAGGAATATCTGGCTTTGTGGCTTTGTTCAAGTCTTTCAATATTTCCGTATTAGATTGTACTTTATTTTCTAATTCGGTATATCGTGGTTCAGATGCATTATCTTTCAATTCATTTATGATAGTTTCTTTTGCTTTTGGCGGTAAATCGTCAAGTGCATTTCGTAAACTTTCGTTTGGTGCATCTTCTTCATATCTAAATTGAGTATTTGCATCGTTTTCAAGTGCTTTTTCTTCAAACTTAGGTTTTTCACCCTCTACAAAGTCAGTATTTATGCGGTCTTTCGGCTGAAATTCATTTATTTCGCCTGTACGGGCCGTTTCGCCTTCGCCTTGATAGTTTATACCTAAATCTTCGTTTTCAACCTGTTTTTTATCGGTATTTTCTACAAAACTGTTTAAATCGGTATGCGTTTCTTCGCCGCTTACCGGTTTTTCATTTTCTATAAACTCATCTTTAAACGGTTGTTCATTTCCTCTATAGTTAGGGTCTAGCGTACTATCTTTAAACGATGTATTATCACGTGGCCTATTTTCATATTTACCATAATTGCCGTCGAATGTTTCTTTAGCAATTTGCGCCCGAACATCATCATGTGCAACTGCTGGGTCTGGTCTTTCATAATTTTTCCGTATGATAACGGCCATTTCTTCCGGTGTTGCATCTGGTCTTGCCCGCATTGCTTCAAGTGCAGCGCTTTCGGTATTGTGTAATTCCCATACGCTGAAATCAACTTGCGTACGCCAATCCCACGGATCTAACCCACGACTTTCCGCAAATTTCAACAAACCTTTTTCGCCGTTCAATCTATCGCCGGTAAATTGAACCAAACCACGGGAACCGTAGCCGTCGCCACTTGTAACAGTAGTGCTAAAACTACTTTCGGCGCCAATATTACCAGTCATGGCAGCTGCTTCAACGTCGCTCAAACCGTTCTGACGATATCGGTTATATATATCCGCTTGGATATTCCCTGTTTCACCTTCAAATGCTTTCCCGTTCAATGCATCTTCTGAATATTCGCGCGGTTCTACTGCATTTGCAGTTTCTTCCGGTACTGGTATATCATCAAACGCATTATATGTAATGCCTTCTTCAAGTTTTGGTGCATCTTTTGTAAAACGTTCGCCAATATCCTCAAAGGCATTAGATGCCCTTTCTTTGATATGTTCCGCTGCACGTCCTACACGCTCACCAATTGCGCCAGATACCTTTTTAGGTGTTACGCCTTTAACCATTCCAACAGGCAAAAACACATTATCCCATAAATTAGTAGGGTTCATGGCAATATTCTTTGCGAATTCGCCCGGATCATCAACCAAACGCCCAACCGGTTCCACAACAGGGTCTACTAAAACATTTTTTGCCGTAGCTACATATTTATTACCTAAAAATCCGTCTGGTGCCGTTCCTTCGTTTTCTGCGGCTTCATTGGCGTTATACATTTCCGCCGTATCACTTGCAATCGTAGGTGCAGCAAGAACGCCGGCAGCTATTCGCACCGGTGGTGGAACATACGGAGTAATTGCTAGATATCCAGCCGGCTTGCCAACTGCGGTGTTATATGTTTCTACTCTTGCCTTGTTTAGCCCCGGCGTTGCATGTTCGTTTATGAAGTCGCCGTTATCGTCAAACGCTGAAAAATTATCCCCATTGGCATCAATGGCATTAGCAGCACTTTTAGAATATTCATTGCCTAGATTATTTGATTTCTTTACTACATCATCTTTCCAATTTGATAATGTATTACCTACATTGTCATTAATTTCTTTGCCGGTTTTATCAATCCATTCGATATTATTCTTTACGCCATTAGCAACATATTCGGCATTGTTTTTAACACTATCCCAAAACGTAGGCTTGGGCGCGTTGCCTACGTCATAACCGTATTCGGTTGTTATATCTTCAAAGGCGTTACCGTTTCCAGCTGCCTTGCCGTATTGGCTTGTAATATCATCAAACGCACCCATAGTCTACCCCTTTTATTAATAAGATTTTAACCACGATTTATATTGACCGTATCCGGCCGCATCAAGTTCCGCCGCTATTTGGTCGTCGCTCCAGCCTTGCGCTGATAGTTCGTTCATTCGCTTGGAAATTGCTGCTTGTTCTTCGCTGGAATAAGTCGGTTGCCGTTTAACTGTAGGCGTTCCAGCAGCACCAGCACCACCAGCAGTAGGCGCACCACTTAACGCGCTTTGTAACTGCCCATAATAAGGACTTTCGTTTTCTGCCTTATCCGGGTTAGCTTTCACCCATGCGGTATGCTGCGCTGATAACGTACGCAATACTTGCGCATTATAACCACTAGTGCCGGACTGTGTAGCCGTTGCCGGTTTAACGTGAGTACCTACATATTTCATGCTGCCGTCTGATCCAACAATATACGTTTTACCGTCTGGCATAACCTTGATATTCTTCGCCCCGAAATTACCTATATTTTTCATTTGGCCGTCTGGCGTCATAACGATAACTTGGCCGTTCGCAAATTGTTTCGTTTCGACCTTGCCATAACCGCCCATATCTTGAATAGTGCCGTCGCCCATGTTGTAACGTACAATATGGCCGTTTTGCGCACTACTAAATTTGTAATCCGGTTTATCAAGCGCCGCAATAGAATTCAAGTTATTCATATCAATAGTGCCGGCGCCTACTTTACTTGCTAGATAATTGTATCTTGCAACGGCTGGCGCCAACCCTTTAACCCGTTTTGTGTTATAGGTATCTACAACCGGGTTGCCGTCTTTATCTTGCGTAAATACAAGATTATTCATGATTTGTTGGCGCATTGGTTCAAGCACTTTTTCTTGATAGTCGTTAACTTGCTTCATGTACATATTATTAACGTCGGTTTGATATTGTTCGCTGGCTAAACCTTGCGCCGTCTTAAAATCAAAGCCGGCTTTAACTAGGGCGAGTGTATTCGCCCCTAGTTGTTTACGTGCTTCGCTTGTTACGCTTGCTTTATCTGGTATAGAGTATTGGCCCGGCGCTTTATCCGCATCGGCGTTACCATTTACGGCCGAATTGGGCGCCCCATGAAAAGGTGCGTTTTGTCTTTGTTGCATCATTTCTTGGTATGTTTGCGGTACCCCTGTATTAATACCAGTATTATTTAGATTTTGAAAATTCCATAATCCCGTGTTTTGTTGCGGTTGCGCTGGCGTTGCTGGCATTTGTGGTGCCTGTGCTGCCTGTGCTTGCAACTGCTTTTGTAGCATAGGACTTGGCTCATTCATATAAGCGTTAAAGCGCTGATCAGTAACCGGATTACTTGGCGCATCTGTGTTAGCTTGCATCGGTTGCGCTGGGGCGGCCGGATTTTGACCGCCCCATAAGCCGATGTTATTTTTTTGCATCAAGCTATTGGCAAATGTGTTATTAGAATTAGACAATAACTGATTAATTTGGCCGGCGCTATTAGGTTGTTGCATACCCATTCCAGCCATACGGTTATTATTATCCACAATCTGCGGTGTGTTCGGGTCTTGTTCTCCGCCACCACCGCCACCGCCTAGCATTGCTTGATAGCCTTTAGCCATTTTATTATTTTGCAATGCCCCTAAACGGTGTGAGAAATATTGACCGGCTAATTCACCCAACGCCGCCCATGGTTCAAAATCTTTAACGTAGATTACGCCCATTGTGTTATTCCTCTACTTTCTTGTTATCTTCGCTTTCTTCGTCTACTGGTTCATCAGACTTCTTAGATTTCTTTGTAGTTTTCTTACTTGGCTTTTCTTCCGGTGCTTCTTCTGGTGCTTCTTCTGGTGCTTCTTCTGGTGCTTCGGCAATAGCTTTCAATTCTTCTTCGTTGATACCTTCGGCCATAATGCCGTTAGCGTAGAATAAATTATCACCAGTACATTGCAATTCGTATACGTGTTCAGTATTGCCAGTTGCTTCGCTGAGTGTAACAGGTTCATAAGCATTAACCGTCATAATAACTTCGCCAACTACCAACTCACTAACTAATTTCAAACCTTCCGGAGTTAATACCTTTTCTGTAGGCGTAGTTGTTACGCCAAAAGATACAGTTTCAAGGCGATGTGTTTCTTTTTCGCCCATATCATGCAATGCAATTACATCATTAACCGCACCCAACGTGATAACAGTATCACCATTAACAAACGTTTCAATAACCTTGCCACCGTCTGGGGTTGCAATTTCAGTACCCGCTACAAAACAAAAACCTTTCATAAGTCCTCCAAAGAAACCGCCAGAACCTTGCTTAACCATTGTTTGTGCTGGTTGTGCTAGTCCATAGCGTAATGACATAAATCTATTAAGTAAATCTTCTTGATCCGCGTTATTCAACTGGCTCATAGAGTAGTAATCTTTGGCCGGTTGAATAGCTGCGCTTTGTGTAGTTGCGCCTGTATTAATAGGGTTTTGCGCTAACCCTTCGCGTTGGCCTACTAAACCCGCTGCGGTGCCGGCGTTATTCATCTGATTTGCATAACCTTGGTTCATTAGATTTGCTTGATTAATAATACCGTTTTGATTGTTATTGTAGGTATTACCCCATAACCCCATTTTTGCACCGATACCGCTTAAATTATTATTAAGCGCTTGCGTATTGAGTGCCGCCGCTTGGCCTAAATCATTTGAATATTGTGCCGCAAGTGTATTAGATGCGTTCTTGCTAATATCATTTAATGCATTATCTGTAATAGATGAATTCACAATGCCGCGACTTGCTAGGCCAGAAACTGCATTGCCTACAGTTGCCTGTAAATCATTGTTTAACGCTTGCCGTCTAGCATCTGCATAGCCTGTTGATAATTGACCGTTTGTAATGCTATCCATTGCGTTTTGATTATTAAGCAATGCGCCATTATATTCGTTAGCCAGTTGGCTTGCGCCGTTGTTCATACTATCAACGCTGGCCGCTAACTGATTTGCATACCGCGTGTTATCCGTTAAATTCTTGGCGCCGGCCGTTGTTACTAAGTTCTGTAACGCGCCGATTGCATTTTGATTGCCACGGTTAGCGCCTAAATACGAATTATACATATTGCCGTATTCTGGCGTTATCACATTATTCAAGGCCGCATCGCCCATACCTTGCAAGGTGTTGGCGCTTCGATTGGTATTGTTTATCCAATCCATTTGGCCTTGTAATAGTTGCTTTTCGTCGGCCGTTGCATTTGGTAATTTAGCATCAATGCTGCTTACCTTCGACTTTTTACCGCCGCCAAATAATTGCAAGTCAAATTTAAACATGCTTTTCCTTTCTACAAAGTCGCTTCAAGGTGTTTACGCACCGTTTTCAGTACTTTGTAATCAAACCCATTATAGGTATAGTCCATAGTTGGAACACGTTCCATGTTCCACTTTTTAATGAAACCGCGCACGCTACGATGTGTTGCCGTTACAATTACATCAAGATCATTCATCTTCATTACTTCAACGATGTATTTACCTATTACTTTCATATCTCCGTATGTCTGCCAGATAGTAAAGTACCTTTCGCCGTCATGTTCGTTGATAGTCCAGAATAAGAACCCAGCATTAGGGAACCATTTGAAATAGTAATTGTATTTATCTTTGTAGTTATTATTTTCATCGAAATAAAAACCTTCAAGGCTAACGCGTTCACCCGTGCGCCGTTCATAGTCTTTAATCATGCTTTCAAGGCTTTCAAGTTGCATCGTTAATCCCCTATCCGTTCAATTGTTACTCTATTCCAGTTAGAACCAGATACGACGTAATTATTAAATACACCACTTATTGAACATTCTAAACGCTTGTTATTCATAGAACCCGGAAAACTGATTGATACGGTTCTATTCCCGCTATCATTAACATTGATATCCCAGTTTCTGTTATTGCTACCGTCAAGCGTTACGCGATACCGGCCTTTAGGGAAAAACAAAGTTGTACTATATCCGCTTGTATCACTTGCGCGGCGTTCCCAATAAAAGCGCGCAAATTCTATGGCATCATATTGGATATAATACGTCCGGCCGTTTAATTCGATTTTTAACGGTGTTACATCGGTTCCATATCGTGCGTAGTAATCAACGCCATTATATGGAACTGGTACCGCCTTACCATTTGTTACGGATCTATCTGTGTTAAGTCCGAAACGGTATGTTTGACCGTTTTTTTCTAGTACTATATTAGGCATTATTCTATCCTCAATTTAGCGCCGTTCGGGAATGTCAACGTATTGTTATTTTCAAACGTTGCGATGCGTTGCCATTCGTTCATGCCTTTGGTATTTGTATCGAAACGAATAAATGCTGCGTTACTGTTAGCAAAATAAAGCTGAGTACCTAGTATGCGGTCTTGGCTTGTATACCACGGAAACATGGCGCCAATACCCCAATATGCAGTACCCCATATGCGGTAGTTATTTAATTCGCCGAACGTAAAGCCACTATAACCAGCCTTGTTGTTAGCAAGATAATCTAAATCGATTGAGTCACTGGAAAGGCCCGGAACCTTTAACGTACCCGTCATGGTATCGCCGGCCTTTTTAACGCATGTCGCAACGTTTGTAGCAGTATCGGCAGTTGTTGCATGTGTAGCGTTATCTGCATTGACTGCGTGCGTTGCGTTGGCTACTGTATCCGTTTTCTTGTAATATACGTTACTTAACCCGTTTACTGTATCCGTAATAGTTTTTAATGTACGGCTTGGGTTATTTGTGAAACTAGCATCACCAGCAATCTTTTTAATAGCTTCCGCCATTTGGTTTAGAATGTCAGTTAATGCATAGTCCTTACCGTCAACCGTACGCGTGCCAATTACTGCATCTGTTGCGGTATTTACATTTGGATCATAATACTTGATTGATTTAACACGTGTTGCATCTGTAACGGCAACCGCTACCACCACGCGTAATATAGCTTTCCAATACGTGCCAGTATACACATACATTTTTTCGTTTGTTGTATTGTAATACATTTTATCCGTTGCCGCTGCTGGTGCATTAGGCTGGCGCATTGGTTCAAGTGTTGTACTGCCATAAGTTAGGCCGCCAGATGCTGAACGTTCAACGTATAAATACGATGTACTATTAGCCGGTAGGCTCCATACGCTTTGTTTACGGTTAATCGTTTGGATATAATCAACCGCGCCGTAATCGTTGAAACCGTCGGCGAATGATAACAATACAGGCGTTTGGCTGCCGTCAATCATTACGCTTAGGTTATCGCCGGTTAAGAATGAGAATTCACCATTGCTTACCTTGCCACTTAATACGCGATTACGTAGGCCACCAGTACCACCACCGCCAGTACCACCACCGCCGCCGGCTTTTAGTTCAATTTGCTGCGCAACGTTCAATAATTCATCGCGGTTTTTCTTAATACTATCTTGTACAGTATCGCCCTGTGGCGTTATATCCAAAGGGTATTTTTCTTTATATGCCATATATTAAACTTCCTCATATGTATAATCTAACTGGCGTAACGAAATAGCGCCCTTTTGAACATTGATTTTAAATTGTACATTACGATTTGCGCCGCCGCCAATTTTATACGCCTTCGTGTATTCATTAACATTCATTAATGTTTTGGCTTCGTATAGCTTTTCATTCGCATAGTACGTTTTAGTCGCCTTACTTGAAAAGTTAATAGGCGTAGGCTTCTTATTAGAGATGCCAATAGTGCCATAACCGGGAATAAGATTATGCGTTACAAAATTATAGTTCATAATCAACACAAATTGACGTGTTGCCAATCTGTTGCCGCTGATAATTGATGTTTGGATTTGTTTCGTATCGTCTGTATCTATTGTTTCGTCAAGAATACCAATCTTATTTCCGTATGCTATATATACTTCTTTATCCACATTCACCGCATCATTGATGTTATGCGTGAATTTTCTTGATGTGAAAACGCCCCTTCCGTCCTCATATCGTGGCAAGTAGTGATATATAAATACCGTATCGCCGTTATATGGTTTAATCCAGATTTGTTTACGGCTGGATATGTGCCATACTTCGCAATCTTTCGTTATGTACTTCAATAGATAAGAGTTTATATTCAGGCCAGTTTCAAACGGTTGTATTTCTGCATAGGTATTTGTAGGCATGAAAGACATGAACCCTTGATTGCCTAAATAGTAACTACGATCATCAACGCTTACCGTTGCACCACTACAATAACCGGTAGAGGATAAAGGATATACTGTTAAATTCTGTGCATCTGGCGTACCAATTACTTGATACACGCGCCCGTATTCTTTGTATACGATAATTGCACGTGATAAGAAATCAATCGCAATGATGCTGCCTTGGTCTTTATACCCAACATCTACATATTGCGCACTAGATGCATCGTTGCTGTTATGGCTCCATGCGTTATAGTCGCCAACTGCCGACCAATTCAACCTATGCGAATTAGTCGATGCAATCAGTACGCGCCCGGAATGACTTGATACTATATCACATACCGGACTTTCAATAGTGGATAGCTTACCAGCACCCGAAATGGCTTGCAATTTATCACCGCTGGCTATGAGAATATCACCGCCAAACGCATGATATTTTGGCCGTTCGGTACCATTTAATGTGCCTAATAGTTTGTTACTACTGAAATCTGTTTCATACAAATTTCGGCCACTAGAAAAGTACCACTTATTACGGTACACATCATGATATAGCGTTTCTATTGGTAGTCCAAAATCATACAATACACGAATACCCGGAACGGTACGGAGTGCGTTGTCTATTCTATCGAATTCGCATTGTTGCGCCTGTGTTAGCGCTTGCACGTCGATATTTTCCGGCGGGTTGCTCCAATCAAGGCCCAGCCGGAACCCGTTCGTAGTTGCCACCTGTTTAACGCCCATTATGCTATTCCCCTTGCTACCTTAATTTGTTCCGTTATGTAGTCAATGAATTGTTTATCAAATGCAGCGTAATCAGTCATAAGCGACTTCTTTTTTACCATGAAAGATATAAGCTGCACTAAATACTGATGAAAGAATTCAGAAAAAGGGATAGGGTCGTCTAAATCGTCAACATGATTTTTGCGAACACTATAAAATACTTCTTTAACCGTTTCCCCGTCGTAGGTTTCAAATGTTCCGTTTATGATGCGGATAGGATAACCACTCTTAGGAACGAACCCCATGAAGTCGGACGGTACGCCTTTTAGATTAGGTATATCCATATTCTTCACTACTTCGCGGTCTTTAATGCTAACTAGGATAGTAGTTAGCCAGTCAATAGCTGCGTTAATGTATTGGATATATTCCAACTGTTCATCTAATATTTCGTTAGACTCTACATTAACCAGCGTAATCAATTCGCTTACTACCATAACTCCAATACCCTTCCGCAATTACGCTTTCATTATTCCCCAAACCTTCATTAATGGATTGCAACGCATTAACCATATTTGCCGTTACGCCGGAAATATCAAGGTTCATAACCCTATATACGATGTAATCAACTAATAACGTTTCAAGTTCTGCCGGTAGTCCGCTTTCATCATCTAGCTTCTTATATCCAGCAGTCATTATATAATCAACGGTTATTTTCTGCTCATGATCTGCATCAAATACTATCGTTTGTAAATTCAATACATGATAGGCCTGTACGTCCGCATCATCGGCTTTGACATTTAACACGCTGATACATTGACCGGGCAGCGTAATCCGTCCGGTGCCGTTATCTTCGTGCGTTGCCTGTGCCAAACTAGGGCAGTACTGACCGATAAGGGCATTTAATAAGTGATTGCCTTCGTTGTAATACTCTAACAAATGGTACGGAGTATATTGTTCCTGTGGTGTATCGCCTATCTGCATGAACGCCCTATTGATAACTTGTTTTACGTTCATATTCACCCCATATAAGAATAAAGGCGGGTATTACCCCGCCCATAATTCAAAAATTATTGTTCTACAACGCCACCAGTTAATACTTGAATAGAGCCGTAGTCTTTATTATTGAATTTTGTTCTTTTAACTTCACCATAGAACGCGATACCATTACCAGCAATGTTGCCGTAGTCGTCTGTTTGTTCAATGTGTTTAGCTGGTCTTGCTACTGCGAAACATGCTGCTTGTCTACCTAACAACATGTTATGGCATACATTCGCACTAGATGCGCCAGTATTATCGCATACTACGCGTTCGTATTCATAAAGAATAACGCCGTCATATTCGCCCAATGCACCAGTAAAGATAGGGTTTTTAGAACCACGAATATTTGCATTTTGTTGTGCTGCCAACCATTTTGGATCATCTTTCAAATCACGTGCCGCCCATGGGTGAACAAGCATAATATATTTATCCATGCCGTCAATCTTAATAGGTTGCACTTTTGGCGCGTGCATCATTGCTTTACGTTTAGCACGGGAAATAATAGTTGTTGTTAATTTATCATTTGCCGTAATGCTGGCATATGTACCGGCGGCACTTGCAGCTACCGCTTCTTTAGAAGAGGAAGGAGTCGAACATAATTCGCTCATCAATTTGTTATCCAACCAATCAGCAAGCCATTGTTTCAATGCGCCTTTGATTTCTTTTAACATATCATATTGTGTTTTTTGGTCGTCCGCTTCAAAACGGGATACCGCATTACGAATTAATTTAGTTTGTACTGTGAAATCATAAATGTTCAATGTATCTTCGGCACCAGATAATTTTTGGTTACCTTCAACACCAGGGCCATTTAAATTCATCATCAAGCCGAATACTACGCTATCACCTTTAACATTTGTTAAGTCTTTGTTTTGGTGAATCACGTTGGAACCGTCCATTGCAGTAAACTTATCAAAATAACTATCTTTTACGCCTTCATGCCATACTTTTTTAGCCCATACTTTAGGCACTAAATTCGCTGGAATATTAACTTGGTTTCTTTGGTCTGCCATATTTTACCTCTTATAATTCGTCAAAATATTTGCGTACATCGTCCGGCAATGCATCAAGGTCGCCTGTTTGATACGCTTTCAAAATATCTTCTTCAGTTACCTTGTTAGGTGTAGGAACGCCACCGTTTAACGCGCCAGCCTTTGGCAACGTTGCGGCCACCTGTAACGGGTTGTTTGTAACGTCGGTATTCGTTGCCCGTTCATTTTGCAATTCTGTAACAAACTTTCTAATAGTTTCAAAATCGGCTTCCGTACCTTCGCCGATATCAACACGATAAAAAGCGTCGTTAATTGGTTGTGCATCGCGCATTGTCATGCCGTTTAGCTTTTCTAATCCGCGTTGATATAGTTCCCCGAAATTTGGTAATGATTTAATTTCATTTACGAAATTTAGATTTGTTTGTCTTTGTTGGTGTACTGCTAACTGTTGATTTGTGATCGTGTATTCTGCGTTAGCTTCAAAACGAATGAAATCATTATATTTTTGTACATCTTCAAACATAAGACTTTCTAAATCTTCCGCCGTTAAATTAAAGCGTTTCAATGCTTCACGGCGTACAAAGTCCCGAATATCAGATACTTCACTATCTGGCAATGTAATTGGTCTTTGTTGCGCTTCAAATTGTCTTGCGCGTTCTTCGGCCGCTTTACGTCTTGCGCGTTCCTGTGCAAGTGCCGCTTTTAGATTGTTATCGTTTGTATGGTTTTCTTCGTGTTCCGGTTCTTCTTCGTTAGTGTTCGGCGCCGCTGCATCTACTTCCGCATCATTCGCATCACTTTCGGCTGCATCATCTGTAGAGGGTTCATCTGGTGTTGCTTCTTGTGTATCCGTTTCTTCGGTATGATCTTCAACGTTCACGCCCGCGTTTTCTAAATCTTCCGGAGTGAAACCAGCATCTTCGATATTAACTAAATCTTTTTCCATATCTAATACTCCTTAGCCTTTTAACGTCATTGCCGGACGAATAAAGAAATATGGCAGTTTAACGCCGTTGCCGGGCGATAATGTATAAGCAAGCCTTTTAACGCCGTTACTTAGGGCGAAATGTATAAAAACGCCCCATTACGGAGCGTTTATTATTGTGTTGATAGTTTATATTACATAGTGCCTAAATCGTTCATAGGCGGCGAAATTGGCGGTGCACTTTGAATGTTCTGCCCTTTACCTTTCAAGGCTAACCGTTCCGCCATAATTTGCTGCGGTGAAATCTGTACGCCTAACGTTTGTAAATACATGCTCAATGCTTCCGCTGGCATATCGTCAAGCGAACCACTAACACGCAATTCTGGTAAAGCTGGTTTTTCTGCCGCTTCTTGCATGCGTTTCTTAACCGTTTCTTTTTCTGGGAAGTCCATAAAGTCCAGAATGATATCCATAGGAATATCAACGCCGGATTTCTTAGCTTCCAATAATTGATAAAGGTTAGCTCGTCTTGCCGTTGCGCTTGCTTGGCTTGTAGTAATTACGATATCAAAATCAAAGGCGGATAGATCATATAGTACTTGTTTGATTGGGTTGCCTTCCGCATCACGTTGTGGCTGCCCTAATGCATCGGTTAAAATCTGTTCTTGCATAGGTTGATTTAAACCCGGTGCAATCTGTACAAATTCCTTTTGACCGTCATCGCCCATAATGCGCATTGCTTTGGCTTCGTTGTAGAATTGCGGAATTAACCCCGGTGCATTTTTCTCCCCCCATAGCAATTTGACAATTTGGCGTTCTGCTTCTTTCGACTGTTCAAAGATACCAGCCGTTTGAACAGTTGTAACAGATTGCCGTAAGTCGATTGCCTTGCCGCTCATACTGCCAACGCTACCGGAAAGGCTTTCCGGAGTAATGCCAGATATAGCATAAAAATCATTGCTTGATTGTTGTTCAAGGCTCATATTAATATTGCTATCCATTGCCGGCGTACCGTCTGTGAATGATACGCCCGGCGGTAGAAATATATTGGCGCCCGGTTTTGTACTATCATTCTTGATAGTTTTCTTTAATTGTTCCGTGAATTGACCTTGCCAGAATTTAACGCCTAATGATTGTTGGTTTACAACGTGCATGCGCTGGCTTCGGTTCTTATTTAATTCCCTTTGCGCGTCCTTAATATCACGCACTACGCCAGCCGGTTCTAGTTCATCATCTACCAATTCGCCGGTATAGTAACAATATTCACGCACTAACGGAAATTTACCGTGCTTATAAGGACTTTCGCCCTCTTCCAATAGAACACTATCGGCGAACGTTGCATATCTGATTTTAGTATCTGGTATGCTAGTAGGTTTCTTGCCTGTAGCCATTAATACAACAAATAGCGGGTTAGCTTCATCAATTAACCCCTCTTTTGTCATGAATACGTTTCGTTTACTGTATTCCTTATACCAGTACTGCACTACACGGATTTTATTGTAATTGTTGTTGTACCATAACGCTTCGCCGTCTATCGTTTCAACTATGCCGGCTTCCTGTTCGGTATCATCGTATTTATGTTTAAGTGCATCGATTTCGTTAATCTTATCCGGATACACTTGCTTTAGTTTCGCGGAGCTTTCCCAACTATAACGCCCTACATATTGCGCATCGCTTAAATCGTCTTTCTTACATTCCGGATCTATGAAAGCATCGAACGGAGAAACACGTTCAATTTGAATAGTGCCGTCTAACTTCGTATAGTCGAATTCATAAGATACCCAGTAATTGGCTAAACCGCAAATAATCTTATCGCGGAAACATTTGCCCTTATTACGTTGATAGTTCGCACGGTCTAAACAGTATTTTGTAATACCTTTCGCAACCCGGCTTATTCTATCATCTTCTTCGGAACGTGGTAAAAAGTCCGGTTCTGTTTCGTTCTGCGATGCATAACCGCATAACAAATTAATTACCGGTCTAATTCTATTAATCGTGATTGCTGGCCGTCCAGCTTCGCGCATTTTCTTTAAATCGCCGTCTTGCCATTGCTTACCTTGCATAAATGCAAAATCTTCAGCAGCAGCCTTACGCCATTCTGACGTGGCGGCCAATGCACTTTTTACATTTTGTTTTGCTTCGTATATATCAAAGGTTGTTTGTTCTATATCCATTACTCCACCATTTCAGAACCGTAAATCATATCGTACATCTGTTCTAATTGCCATTGTGGCATCGCTTTTGCGAATTCCGCCAGTTCTGCATCTGTATATTTTGCCGGAATAATAACGCCCTTTTCTTCACGTTCGCCGTATTCCGATTTTAAAACTCTAAAGGCGTAATCACGCAACGCCCTTTCACTCATACGCCCCATGCGCTTATGTCTCCTTCGCTATCATCAACATATCTATAACCATCATTAAATGGCTTATCTGGTTTAACTGTTTTAACAGGCCGTGCCATACACATATAACGCACCGCATCATACGCATGATCTTCTTGTTTTGTATCTACATCTTCGACCTTGATTTTATCGTAGGTTAAAGCTGGTAACGTACGTATTAGGTGTACGCAATTACTAAATATCTTTAGCTTGCCTTCTTTTAATCGTTGATGTACTTGCATAAGTCCGGCTAATCTATCATTATCAGCACGCACCCAATACACGCCCTCAGTTGCGAATATTTCCGCAATCGTTGGGCCGTCATGGCCTGTTCGTTGCCATATAGCGGGGTCTGCTACACCTTGATAGTCTTTCAAATGTTCTATCTTTTGTGCAACTTCCCGCGCCGTTTCTTGTGTACCAGTATCCGGCATGCCCGGCTTACACCCATAATATTCGCCAGTAATATATAACACGTCGTCATAATCAACCGCATAGGAATATACTGCATATGGTTTCGTATATCCCCAGTCCATTGAACGATACCGCTGCCAATGATGCGGTATTTCGAACGGTTCTATTACATGCTTATCTGTACGGAATTCTGTAAAGACTTGACCTTCAAATATGTTCCAGTCGCCTTCAAGGTATGCTTTACGTAGCTTTTCCGGTAACGTATTAAGTGCATCTATATAAGATTTAGATAGATGCGGGTTATCGCTTGCCCTTGCTTGGATATATGCTATCTTATCGGCGAACGGTTGCATTTCTTTCGTAAAGTTTCTATCAATGAATAAATCTTTAACCCACATATGGCCCTTACCGCCCGGATTAGTTGCAGCGATTAACTTAGTATCACTTATACCAGTCCAGCGTAAACGCATACGCAAGAAATCAAACACATCTCGGCTATTCAAGGTTAATTCATCAATAGCAATAGCAGCGAATTCACTAGATAAATATTTACTTGGCTTGTCTAGGTTACGGAAACAAATAACGCCGCCGCCTAATTCATCATTCAATGTGAATTCATGGTTACTTTCTTTATAGCTTCCTAACCATTCCGGAAACTCCATTTTAATTTTAGATATTTGGCGATCATCTAAACTTGGATAGTCCTCACAGAATAACCCAACGCGTATTCCTTTAATTCCTGTTCTAATAAACCAGTCAATTAAAAGCCATATCAAACCCCAACGGAGTATATATGATTTACCACCACCAGCAGCGCCACCATATAGCGTGTATATGTTACTTTTAACTGCCCGCAAGAATTCTTTCTGCTTAGGTGTTGGCCGTATTACATCGCGAAACAGATTTGTTTTACTCATCTGTATCACTCAATTCGTTATTATCAATAACCAACTTAACGGCGCTTTCTGTTGTGATTTCCTGTTGTATCTTATCGCGCCATTCTTTAGAACGTCGATTTTTAAGCCAGAAAATCATAGCCGTTGTGTTTCCTTCAAGTGCTGCTTTATACAATGCGTTTTCTACTTGTATATCTGCTTCATCTTTCCCTATTTTTAAGGCGTTTGATATTTTCGGTGATTTCTTACGCCATTCCCATAAGGTAGAAACAACAATATCCATATTGCTTGCAATTTGTTCATTTGTTAACCCATTACGCGCCCAGCCTTGTAACAGTAAAATCTTTTCTTCTGCTTCCCAATCTGTATATGTTGTTTTCGCCATTGTTTCACCCCCTATCGTAGTATGTTGTTATCTTTACTTTTCATTCTGCCATGTGATCGCGTACATATTCCGGCAATTTGTTTGGCTGCGTGTTGGCTAGTGCAATATGTTTGATATAATCCGTCGTAATATATTTCGCTGGCCGTGCATGGGCCCTTCTTATTGTTAAGACATTTTGACTTTGTACATATGATATTCACTAGCTTTTCACCACCTTTACAAACTTTTTTGAAAAATTTTTAATTTCCCTATTGACTACTTGCGAAAACGCAAGTATAATGAAGCCATAAGATACATCAGAAAACGCAATTATTCAAAAAGGAGAATTTACAATGCTAATGACTATTCAAGAAATTAAAAACGCGATCAGATACAACGAATTAAACAATATCGAAACATTACAAGCAGCATATACCGGCATCAAATACAACAATGACGGCATCATTCAAACACTAGGTTATGACGATTTAAGCAATATCGTTATGATGCTTCGTTATATAGCTGAAAAATGCGAATTGCTTCGCCGCCGTACTAATTCGATTTATGATGCGTTCGCCGCGTTCAACTTACGCGAAACAATTTTCGATACTATAGATGAGTATCAAAAGGAAATGAATAACCAAATACGCCAAATATTAGCCGCTAGAAAATAGCGGCTTTTTTAATTACTCAAAACCGAACACGCCGCACGAAAAGATCATTAGAAACTATGAAGGTGATATCTCTTAAAATAAAAAAATGTGCATTATGTTCAGTTTTCAATAATCAAATGTTACTTTTATACAAAAAATGAGATATATCGCCGTGGATATACCTCATATTCTGATAGCTTTATTCATTTTTGTTGTATACTCTAAACCAATACCGATATGGATCACATGAAATTAGGTTTATTATGCTTATTGTTGTTGTGCTTGGAAGTACATATATTTGATAGGATTGTTCTCAATGGCATTGTGTATGTTTGAAAGGAATTCTTTTTATCGGTATCGGTTTACAATACACAAGAGGGGAACGGCCCAAAGTTCCCCATGTGCATCGTATATATAGGAGAATTACGCCAATGACCTTTTAAGCATCATTTGACAATATAATTATACTATATATCGCTTTTCCGTATTATTCCGATGTGGTTCGGTATAGTTCGACTTTTACCGCCTTAGCAGTATACATGCTAGGATAATACGTATTGTGTAAAAATTTACCTACATTAATAAGGCCTATTGTTTTTAATTCGGCTGCTTGCGTTTTTCCTAAATCGGTGAAACTTTTCGCATATTTCGCACTTTCACCGTCTATATACTCACGCATTAATAATATATTGGTTTTCCCCGTGGTGCATTGATTGATGATTTCCGCCGCCGTTTCGCGTTCATCAATTAATGCGCCTATTTCTTTATGTACCGCATCGCGTTTGCTTTCAAGGCGTACTATTTGACGGTCTAACCCGCCCGGCGTTCCGCCACCGCTTAAACGTTCCTTGCTATAATCAACTGCCCCTATCGTTGTTATATCGGATTGCAAATGCTTTAGATCTTCCTTCAATGATTTAATTTTCATTGAGATTAATTTAATCGGTTCTAGGAATTCCTTTCCTATCTCTCTATATTCTTTATCCGTCATATATCCCCCGTATGGTTCATTATTGCATGTTCTTAACTGTTTCCCCTAACATGTTTAAATAGTCTTGTAAATTGGTTTTGATTGCATCATTCACTAATTGGATATTATCAGTTGTTACATAATGCGCCAATAGCATTTTATACATCGCATCTTTGGTAGGTACAAAAATACAAATAAAAAACGATGCTAACCATACAACCCCGCAAATACAAATATATTTCTTAATTTTTTTATTTTCGTCATACTTGAAACTTTCCCCATAAATAAATACAAGCATAAACATTATACTTGATGCCAGTATAAAAACGCCTTGATTAAACACGTCTAAATTATGTAGTACCTCAATCAAGTACAAATACATCGGATCAATAATAGGCATTTCACATTTCCCCTTTCGCCTATTCGTATCAAAGTGGCGTTTATATTACCCATTATCCATTTGTTACTAATCTAAGGCAACGCCTTCCATTTGCGCCCTAATTTCAAGGATACGCATGTATTCGTTCATCGTAATTTCTTGTTGCTTTAACAATTCAACCGGGCATGTAGGTTTAAAATCCAATGTTCCGGCATCATATTTTACTAGCATTTTATGTAATTTCGCTTGCCTACTTTTTAAATCGCAATATTCTTCTTTAAAGCGCACTTGCCATTCCGGAATAACATTTTCATTTTTAACACTTACCAATTTACCAATATCAATATTATTTTCCATTTTTGTTGCCCCCTCGTTATTTTCCTGTGCTACCAATACCACCAGCACCGCGCGCCGTTTCGGTTAATTGTGCAACCTCTAACAACTTTAATGCGCCAACTGGTACCAGAATACCCTGTACTAATCTATCGCCCTTTTGAATTAAATACGGCGTATCGCTGGTATTGTGTAGAATTGCTTTAATTTCGCCCCTATAGTCCGCATCAATCACGCCGAATGAGTTCGGAATAATTAACGGCGTTTTGCTCATGCTAGATCGTGGCGCCAGCATTAACATATACCCCTTTGGAATTTCCACCGCTAACCCCAGCGTTACATATTGCGTTTGATGCGGTTCTATTACTACGCTTTCTGGTTGATAAAAATCCATGCCGGCAGCATCTTCGCTGCCAACTTTTGGCAATAATACGCCCGGCATGCATCGCTTAACCTTGATAACGTCCGCATTATATCGTTTATATCCAAATATGCGTTTAATCCTGTTTAGTAGTTCCATTTATTGCCCCTCATTTCAATAACGCTTC